GGTTGTAATGGTATATCCGATGCATAAATGGGTATTGATGCTATTGGATGCCGGGGCGGAAGTTCGCAATTTACGAGATATAAGATGGCATGCCATTGAGGATAACTCCGAAGGCAAGGGTACGGGAAGATGGGTCGCCATGTTTATTTTAGATCCGGATAAGAGTAACCGCAATGAGTAAAGCCATCGTTTCAATTGGAGCTGGTAAGCTGCACAAGGAAATGCTAGATATCGCTTTCCCATCATTTCAAGCCTTTTCTAAAAAGTGGGGGTGGGATATCTATCGATGTGATACGGTTGGAAAGTCGAGACCTGCTCCTTGGTATAAGATCGAAGCACTGCTCAATTTGCTGCCATCTTATGATGAGGTCTTATTCCTGGGGGCTGATACCCTGATCGTGGATGGATCCCAGGATCTTACTGCACCTGATATTGCAATACAAGCCCTGGTCGAGCATCATACTGGGGATGGATTTGTACCTAATACCGATGTATGGCTCTGCAGGAAGCCGATGATCCCGTACTTGGAGAAGATCTGGGGGATGGAACAGTGGTTAATGCATGGATGGTGGGAACAGGCAGCATTACTGGAACTTATGGGATACAAGGTTCATCAGCCCACCAGGTACCTGGGGCAGCCCACAGAATTGTATGATAAAACATACTTCCTCGAGCACTCCTGGAATGTGCATAAGTGGGATCAGCCACAGCCTGAGCACCCCAGGATCCAGCACTCAACGATGTACCCGGACAGGGCTACAGTTATGAAAGTCTGGGCAACCCAAGCAGATCGGTGGATCCATGAATTATATTAATCCTAAGGCTAAACTGTTTCACCATCTGGATCGGCTCGATGCTCTTTTTAAGTACCAGGTAGATGCTCCGGTAAATATCGAGTTTGATCTATCGAACAGGTGCTCACTTGGGTGCGAATGGTGCCACTTTGCATACACCCATACCAGGGGGCTACATGCTGGAAAACATGAGGCAGATCCCGGGAAGATCTCCGGTGGGGATCTGATGGATCGTATGTTAGCATTTGACATTATTACCCAGCTTGAAAGCTGCGGGGTCAGATCCATTACCTGGACAGGCGGGGGCGAACCGACTTTACACCCATTCTTTAATAACATTATCGACTTTGTGAACATCGATCAGGGCATCTATACCAATGGTACCTGTATTACCAAAGCAAGAGCAGAGCTGCTCAAGCGCAAGATGAAGTGGGTTTATATCAGCCTTGATGCTGCAACCCGGGAAGCATACCATTATCACAAGGGAGTTAATAAATTCGATGATGTGTGCTTGGGGGTTGCTGATCTGGTAAGAGCAAAAGGGAAAGCGACTATCGGGCTGGGCTTTCTGATCAATAAAGATAACTGGAAGCAGATCAGGAGCATGATCGATCTGGGGAATGACCTGGGGGTGGATTACATCCAATTCAGACCGACCATTATTTATGATCAGGAGCATCCCGCTCACAGGGCTGAAAATACGAGCTGGATGTCAGATGCAATCAAGCTGATGGAAAGTAACCAGTATGATCGAAAGCTGATCGTGGATCTTAATCGATTCAGGGATTACCAGAATTGGACAGCTCATAACTATGAAATATGCTGGTGGTCAGGGATCCAGACGGTGATCACGCCCAACGGGAAGGTATGGACTTGCGTTAATAAGCGGGAATATACAGGGGCACTGCTTGGGGATCTTACAACGGAATCATTCTCTAATGTTTGGAAACGGCGAAGAATAGCGCATGTTGATGCAGACTGTCGTATAATGTGTAGGGGGTATCCAGCCAACAGGATCTTGAATGAGATTATGGCACCAAATGATCATGCTAATTTTATCTAGGAGGGGATTATGACCGCTAGAACTGGAATGACTAATCTGATCTTACTCTTGCGGGGCATGACAGACGCAGGATCTGTTGATTACACCATTGCAGGATCCCCATATTGGACAAATGATCAGCTCCAAACGATCCTGGATATGCACCGGGTAGATATTTGGAGGGAACCACTTACCCCAATAGAGACTTATGTCGGGGGTGGCTCAGTTGAGTACCTGCACTACCAGTCTGAATTTATCAATTTCGAGGAAACATCTGGGGGAACAGATATCTTTGTCGTCGAGGAAGCCGATGGGGATAATATTACCACCGGGTTTACTCCCGACTATTATCGAGGGCATCTTACTTTTTCCAGCGATACTCTTGGAACCCCGTACATGCTCACTGGCAGATCTTATGATCTGAACGCTTCTGCTGCTGATATCTGGAATAGAAAAGCTGCTCACTTTGGGCAGGCTTTCAGTTTCAGCACTGATAATCACAGGGTTGATAAGGGAGCACTGATCACCAATGCTTTGCGGATGGCTGAGGTCTATAACAGGCTATGCCCACCAGCGACCTCGACCATACTCAGGAGTGACGTAAATGAGTCAACTTTCATCGATTGAGTTGGAATATATCAGATCCGCAATTGAAGATCTGCTCCCAGATCTGTGTAATATCATTCGAGTAACCTATTCTAGTGATGGGGCTGGTGGAATGAGTGAAACCTGGGGAACAGTGATCGCAGGATCTGCCTGCAGGTTGGATGCTAATAGTGGGAATGAGTTTATTCAGGGCGCAAGCCTTTCTCCGCAGCATTCCTATGTGCTCACGCTGGCGCATGATATCGTGATCATGCCTGAGGACAGGGTCGAGGTGGGTACTCACACTTTTACAGTCAGCTCAGTGGATGAAGAAAAGAGCTGGGCAGGTTGTACCAGGGCAATATTGGAACGACTATGATAGATATCAAGGTCGTTAGACTGGATACGAGAGCACTTGATAAGATGATCAGCAGCCTTAATATAAATACTGATCAGGCAATATCCAGTATTGCTTTCCAGGTTGAAGGGGAAGCGAAGCTATTATCGCCAGTCAAGACCGGTGCATTAAAAAACTCAATTCACACCGAGAAGGTCGAAGAAAATACTTATATCGTTGGGGATGGTGTTGAATATGGGATCTACCAGGAGCTTGGCACTTGTAAGATGGCTGCCCGCCCGTTTCTGATCCCGGCTCTTGAGAAGGTAATCAACTGGGCAAATAAAACGCTGGCCGGGATATTCAAATGATCATCGATGATACTGCCACAGCCCTTTATACGACCTTGAAAGCAGGCACTGCCCTGACAGCCATGCTCAGCGGAACGACCTCGATTTACCATATGCAGGCTCCTGATGATGCAGGGTTGCCATATATGGTATTCAATCACCAGGGAGGCGGCCCAGATCTGATAAATCCCAGTAACCTTGAGAGCAATATCTGGTGGATTAGATCTTACTCGGTAACATCCGCATTAAATTCAGCACTGATATTCGAGCAAGCAGATCTGCTCCTGCATAAAAAGAATATAACGATCACCGATGCGACTACCATTCAGTGTGTGCGTGAGCAGAATATTGCACTCGTGGAACAGCTTCCCACAGGCAAACCGATTTACACTTGTGGGGGGATGTATAGAATAAGGACGACTAACACTTAGGAGGGTATTACAATGGCCGATCTAGAATTTGTTGGTTCTGCACTGGTAGCAACATGGGTTGCAATCAATTCTGGTGGTACTGCCTTAGGGACAGTGACCTTACAGACTGATTTCAGGAATTTTAACTATACTCCATCCATCGAGCTGGTAGATGCAACTGCGGGGGCTGATGCAGCAAAAAGAAGTATCGCATCATTCAAAGGTGGGCAGATCACCTGCAGTCAGGTAATGCAGTCTGATCTTGGTACTGCAGCCATGATTTATTTATCTGAGGGGCAGTTGGGTACCATGACCTGGGGCGAGGCAGGTACCGCAACTGGGAAACCAAAGCATTCTGCTCGTTTCATGTGCTTGGGAACATCCACCAGTACCCCGTACAATGATGTCGTTTCCATGGAAACCACCTGGCAACAGGATACCGCTCGTACTGATGCAGCGTGGTAATATGGCAGATCTAATCTTATCAAATGGGCGGGAGATAACCTTTGATCTGAGTAAAATGACACTGCGCCAGTACAGAGGGCTGTTTGACATCAAGAAAAAGGCGGTCGAAGAAGATCCTATAATCTCAGCAGTCTCAGGGCTGACCATTGAAGAATACCTGGATCTTCCTCATCCTGACTGGAAACGGCTTTTAGCAGCTCTTTTTAAGAAGGCGAGGGAACCGCTTGCCGACCCAAACTCTCAAAGCGCGTCTATTTCCACCTGAAACGTGGGGATCCTGCGCCACTTGAATTACTCAGGTGGAATTTAGCAGAGCGATTTCACTGGACTCTTAGCGAAATAGATGCGCTAAACTTCAAGGATCTGCATGAATTTTGGCAGATCGAAGATGGGCGAGGGAAGGCAAGTATAAGACCTAAAAAGGCGGGTAAATAATGGGCAGATCCGGGCAGAAAGTTGCCAGCGCATTTGTAGAAATTGGTGGGGATAATTCTGGCGCGCTAAAAGCCATGAATCAAGTAAAAGGGGGAATGGGGGATGTAAAAAAAGAAGCTGGTGGGCTCAAGAGCATGGCTTCTGGGATGTTCGTGGGAATGCTTGGGGCTCAGGTTGCAACCAAAGCATTATCCGCTTTGACCGGGGCGATCACAGGATCCATTGCAGCAGCCTCAAATCTCAACGAAACAACTACTAAAACTCAGGTCATATTTGGAGAAGCATCGAAAGAATTAATCGAGATGTCAAAGAATATGGCCGATATGGGATTATCTCAGCAGGCTTTTCTTGATGCTTCTGCGACTTTTGGCGTATTTGGTAAATCTGCCGGGCTGGCTGGCGAGGATCTGTCTGGATTTAGCTCAGAAATGGCGATCCTTGCTGCTGATATGGCATCGTTTTCAAACAGTACCCCAGAAGAAGCCATCCTTGCAATTGGGGCAGCTCTTCGGGGGGAATCAGAACCGATCAGGCGGTATGGGGTCTTGCTGGATGATGCCAGTCTCAGGGCAAAAGCCTTTGAGTTGGGAATTATCAGCTCAACTAAAAATGCTCTCACTCCGCAACAGCGGGTACTTGCTGCTCAAAAGCTGATCCTGGAACAGACCTCAGATGCCCAAGGCGACTTTATGCGCACCAGTGACGGACTTGCTAACCAGCAAAGGATCCTTGCTGCAGAAGTTGATAACCTAAAAGTTGCGCTTGGTGATTCTTTGCTTCCTGCAGCTATACTTGTGACAGCAGCACTTGTGGATTTAGCGCAGGTACTAGGGGGAACTTATGACGAGGCTAAGCATGCAGAGGATGGATTATCGTTTTATGATAAGAGGATGAATGAATTAGGGGTATCTCTTCAAGATACGAAAAGGGATTTGCTTGAAGTTGGTTATGCTTTTTATTATATCGGTCAGATGGTGAAGGGGGTCGGAAAAGGTGGGGCAATGGACAGGGAAGTATGGATTGCCCAGACAAGTGCGGTAAACAGGGCTGCGTATTCCCTAAACGAATATGGGCTGGAATCTAATCGAGCGAATAGATACATGGGGGTGCTCACTGCCGGGGTCAAAGGCTACACTGCTGCAGTTATGCCTGCCCGGGACTATACCGATAAGTGGACGACCTCAGTATCTGAGAATGCTGAGGCTTTTTATGATGATTTCAATGCTCAGCAGAAGGCAGCAGACGCAGCCAGGGATCTTGAGATCTCGACCAGTGCACTTGATACCGCTTATAGTGATTTGCAATACACACTATCAGATCCACTTGCGCAAGCAGAAGCGGATTTTCTCGCATCCCAGGGAGATCTTGAAACTCAAATGCAGGATGTGAATAAGCAGATCGAAGACGCCACCTTAGCTTATGGTGGGCAATCCACAGAGGTGCTTGAGTTAAAAGGCGAGTTGGATACACTGAAAGCTAAGTACGATGAGAACGCAGAAGCCCATAAAAAAGCAACAGCCAGCATAATTTTAGACATGGCACTGCAGAAGATCATGACCTCAGATCTGTCTGATAGTATGAAAACAGGGATGCTACAAGGACTTAAGGATGTTGCAGCGCAGTGGGGCTTTACCGATACCGCCTCAATCGATGCTGCTGCTGCGATTACCGCTGCTCTTGCAGATCCTACTGCCAGCGTTGTAGATCTTACCAGCGCGGTTTATTCCGTGGGAGAAGCATCTGGATTGACAGCAACTAACGTAGCGGGGGATATGGGGACGATGGCTCAGTCACCTGGGATGCTTGCTGCTCAAGCGATCGTGCAGGATATTGCTGCAGAATTAGCAGGGATGGATGGGGTGCACCAGGTAGGGATAAATATATCGGTCACTGGTGATCAGATCCCTTATATTCCATCAGGATACTGGCAAACTGGGGGGACAGCGATCGGGTTTGCGTCTGGGGTATCCGATTATGTTGTACCTGCTGGGCATAATAAAGATGATTTTATGGTCGGGTTATCATCTGGCGAAACGCTAAATGTTACACCTGCTGGGGAAACATCTGATAAAGGGGGTGGTGGGATCAGCATTGGGGCGATAAACATTACTGCAGGAGCAGGGGCGAATGGGCTGCAGATCTATCAGCAGTTTAAGCTTGCATTGCAGAATGACATGAGGGCTGCTGCTCGAGCTGGCATTCCTTTTGTGGATAAATAGGAGGTCAAATGGCAGCTACATCATTTTGGGCTCGATTGGTCTGGGCTGATCGGATACTAAACCTGAACGCAGAACCATGGATATTGATGCCCAACTTCTCCCCCCCAGGGGTGGGCAGGGTTGTTGAATATAGCGAGAATATCAGGCAACTGACAGGGGGAGCAGATCGAATTGGAGAAAGTTATACCGATCGGGCATGGTCGTTTGATGTAAGGGTCGCAGGATCCAACGAAGAAGAAGTAAACGGTTATATAAATAAACTTGCTACTTTCCTTGAGCAGTCAAGGAATAGCAACAGCAAGCTGTATCTTGAGTACTATCCTCATAATGCGATCGGGAATGTACCATTATGGGGGCAGGGGGTTTATAGATATCACATAAAAGATTCTTATTGCTTTATTTCATCCCCATGGATGCAGCGGGATGCTTTTGCAATTGTCACTGCTAATGTTACCATTTCTCCGCAGGCAGAGGGATCCAGACAGCGACTTGCTAATGCTAAGGGGATGGTGGTACAGGGAATACAATCAGATCCTGCAGGAGGTATTACTGTTGGATATGGGGGCACTAACCTGGTAACGAACCCAGTATTTAGTAATCAGACGGACTGGTTTACTGGTTGGACAGCTACAGCACTTAATGTGGTAAAGAATACAGATCCCAGATATACACTATTCGGAGATACATCGATCAGGATCGATGATCCCACTACTACTCTTGGTACAGCAGTGGGGAACCTTACAACTCCGGTTGCGCTTGGTACTGCTAATTCATATTGCTTATCTGCTTATATTAGAAAGCCTGATGATTCTATACCTGGAACAGCCGATTTTAGTTTTTTTGCTGCAGGGTCTGTCTTGTCTGGACTTTACTCGATAGATCAAGGGGGAGGGTGGTATAGGATGTTTGCATACTACCCAACGCCAGGTACCACTGCGGGAACTGTTGGAATCCATATTCCAGATAATGGGAACAGTTTTTATATGCAAGGGTTCCAAGTTGAGAGGACAGATGCTGGGCTCCTGGATACCCCCGATGTACTTATATTTGGTGATCAGCCGGGAGTAGCATGGGGGATCGGTGGGCGTGGGAGTGCTACAAGTGAGGGGGATCCAGGGGGATTGTCGCTTACTGTTGCTGGGGATACGATTAATTATGCTACGGGATGTATCAGGATTGCAGTAAAGTGGAACAGCGACCATTCTGATAGTGGAACACAGTCTTTATTCTTCGCTGGTACAGCATTTCGAGGGTATTTTGCCCCAGCTACTGATAAATTTACATTTTATGCCTGCGGATCAGTTGCATTAAGTACCGCTCAGAATTTTCATTCGGGATCGATCTGTGTTTATCATTTTACTTGGGGGCTAATAGATCGTAACACTTACGCAACAATTTACGTCAATGGAACGCCATCAGGATCTGTTGCAACCTCGGCTCCTAATGTTATGACTTCACCCATGTTTATCGGAAATAATAGCAGTTATGCAAATCCGCTAAAAGCTAATATTGTGGACTTTACTATCTGGGATATAAAGCCATCTGCTGCTCAGATCCTGGCAGATTACAATCAACTTGCCCAGCTCGTGAGGGGCGATAATCAAATGGGCAGGCAACGCAACCCGATCCCTTATATTTCTACAAAAGGGGGGGCAGGTACGGTTCACAGCCACTATGATGCTGCTCATGAGGACTTTGCGATCATTGCTAATATCCCTGGGGATCTGCCTGCCCGGACTATATTTGATGTCAGCCTAAATCTATCAGGTACTGCAGACTGCGGTCTGTTAATGTCTAATCATACCTATGTGCATTACCTTACCAAGGGGGATGAATATTCAGGGGTAAGCTCGGCCGGCAGTGTTGGTACTGCAT